GGCCATGGATATGGCCCCCCTTCGCGCGACTGCCCGGCCGGGATCTCCATGGCGCTCGGCACGGTGTCGCCATCGATCTCGAGGCGAGCAGCACCAGAACCCTCGTTGAGGAAGAAGAACTTGGCCGAGCCGTTGATGGGCACAGTCGCGGGCAACACCGTGTTGAGGTCCAAGTTGGCGGCACCGCCGGTGCAGTTGTGGCGCACGGTCAGCTGTTGGTACATCAGCAACCTCCTGTGGGCACGCTATCAGGAGGTCTGAAACGCTCCAGGCTTAGGCCTCAAGCCCGCACGGACCGATGAGAGGGGTCACGGTGCCATTGGTGGCCGTGACCTCGAGGAAGAGCCTATCGAAGCCAGACGAAACTATTCCTCTGGGACGGCTAGGCCATGCTTGCGCCTGTAGACGTCCGTGGCCGTAGCCCTCACGAAGGACTTCGTGAGCAAGTTACTGGCTGGCATTCTGGCGATGTCGTTGACTGCCTTGCCCCACAGATCCACTCCGTCACAAGCCAGCTTGGTGTTGCCCATGTCTGCCGACGTGTCGACGATTGCGCCAGTGATCTTGTCGAATATCGTCATCGAGTCAGCGTCCGACACGTAGAGGTAGTGGTCATCAACAACGCAGTCCAAGGCGTCAACTCCAGCAGCTGTCTGAGACCTCCACAACAGCACAGCAGTGCCCGAGGTGTCGGTCTCCCTCTGCAGGCACCAGACGTTGTAGCCGACCGTGGCCGTGATCAAGTCCCCGACAACGAATACCCTCTCACCATCACAGCAGATGCCGCGCACGATCGGTGTTCCTGCCGTCGTGGGAATCGTGTACGACCAGATCTCTGTTGGAGTGCCGGCCACGGTTGGGAGCATCGCTCGAACATGGTGACCGCCAGTTCCGGCCTTGCCGCCGATGTAGGCATATTTGTGGTCGATGGCGCAGGCATAGAGAGCAGATCCATGCAGGAATGCAGCGCGGGCGACTCCTGCGGTCGAGTCCATGGACTCCCAGCACTCGAAGTACCCCACTGTCGCGACGAGGTTGCGCTCTGCAACAGCCAGATAGAGTCCATTGCTCGCGAGCGCCTCGGCGTAGTCGCCTGAAATAACAACCCCACTCGAAGACCAGCCCGTGAGCACCGCGCCAGTGATCCGGTTGAAGGCCCGAACCTGTCCGAGAGCGCTGGTGCTCATCCCGACGTAGACGCCGCCGCCATCGGCGCAGATGCTCAGCACGTAATTCATGGACGTGAGGATCGTCGACCACAGCAGAACGCCCTGATCATCTGGATCCTCGCAGTTCAGGTACCCCCCCTGCTCGTAGTAGATCTGGTGGCAATCGGTTGCCACGACCGAGACCGCAACGGCGCCCTGCATGCCCTCGTTTAGCGCGGCGATGCGCTCCGCACCAGCAGCCCTGCGCACCGCGAACCGGCGTCCATCGTCCATCGTGGCCTTCATTGCCGATGCCATCGAGCTGAACTCGCGCGAGGCACACCCATCGAGCCAGTGGAGCGCGGCCCCAAGTTGCTGTAGATGCCAGTTGAGTTCATCGAACTTAACGGTCTCTTCGAACTCATACCCAATGAGCACCTTCGCTGGGTCCATCGCCGTGACGGTGTTGTGGCCAACACCCTCAGCAAACACCGTGAGATCTACGTTTGGTCTTGTGCGTCCGTACTCCATCACACTCTCCTTGAAAGCCGTCCCTGGTCGAGTCCGCGTGTCGCAGAGTCGAGACGAAATGAAACGTCAGCCACCTCTTCTGTGATTGAGACCGACACGCCAGCGGCTGTCGCGTCCAACACAACGTCGTCCAGCACCGCGATTCTGCTGTCACTGATGGGAGTGACAATCTCGTAGCTGGCCTCATAGTGGGCAATGCCGCCCCATCTGAGATGCACCACAGAAGCACCCGTGATCTTCGAGATCACGCTGATGATGGTCTCTCCAGTGCCGCAGCTGCGGTTGGCCTCGATGCGGACCTTCAGGAGCACCTTGTAGTCAGCATCGGAGAGCCCTCCCCTTGGTTGCCCGACAATCTTCCCCCACTGGTCCTGCTGGGCACCGACTGCAGTGTCGAGCATCCTGTCGGCCACTAGGTCGAAGGCCGTCGTCTCGAGCGCCTGCACCTCGCCCGCGATGACAGCAAGCACCGCCAAGATGTTTGGCGAGTCGGCGAATTGGCTCAGGACCCTTGCCCTGATCCTCGCCGCGTGGTCTGTGATCTCAACAATGCTCATTACAGCTCCAAGACCGTGATGTTGGCCGAGATAAGGGTGGCCACCTCAGTCACGTCGATGGCGATGTTCACCGTGTCACCACCGCCTGGGGCCGAGTCCAGCTTGCACCGGACGGAGACACCAACAACCCCGGCAATCGACGCTGCAGCCACAACGAAATCGAGCAGGATGACATCAACCCCAATGAGAGGGTTCGTGCGTGCGGCCAGCAGCGCGGCCTCAACCTGGGCGTCGCCGTCTATCGGGTAGTCGGCATCCGTGGTGACGTCGACCTCGAGGTAGATGACGCGCTCAGTGGCGAGGCTGAACCGGATGCCCTGGAGAATCCCCTGCGTGTCCGTCACCACGACCGTGGTCGGGCCATCAATGTAGATGCCGGCTGGCGCCGACATCCAGATCGCATTCGCGATGTCCGCTGATGCGGCCGCGGGTGTTGAACCACTCCAAACGATTGCCCTGAAGGCCTTCGCGGGGATTCCGTAGACGTCGGTGACGAGAGTGCGATTGCTCAACACCTTCGCGTCGATGACCTCAGGGATCGCCAGTATTCGTGCGCGAATGGCCTGGTCAGGACCAGCGCCGATGCTCTGCAACGACAACTCGCGCCGCAGACGAAGCGCGGAGTCGAGCTCGACGTTGCGGCCTGGGGCGAAGTCCGTACTGTGAGTGATGCCCGTCCAGCCCGAGATGGCGGTGACGATGTCAGTGATGGCGCCGGCAGTCGCCTCGATTGGTCCAGACGTCTCGGCGATGAAGTTGCCACTCACCGAGCCTCCGCCGGGAATCGTCACCTGAGTGACGAGCAGGAACCTGGCGCCTCCTGTGATGCGGACAATCGACCCAGCGGGAATGACCGTGGTGCCCGTGCCTGTGAGCGTGAGCGGGCCCGTCGTGTAGGTCGCCGGGAGGCGAGTGACCCCAACAACCGCGCACAGATTGTCGAGCTGCTCACCCTCGGCCTGGTCTGGGTCGAACGAATCGTAGACCTGCCGCATGAGCGCCCACACGAGCGCGAGCTCGATGGATGTCAGGCCGAGAATCTTGCCGAACGGGCCATCGGCTGCGGTGCTTGCAGTCGGCCCCAAGCCGCTTGGGTCCTTGGCCGCAACCCGGAGGTCAGCCAGGACGTCGCTGGCCACCTTGACGGTGAGCCCTGTTGAATCAAGTCCGAAGGTCATCTCTCAATCTCCAAGCCGGACTACACCGGCAATCAAACCCTCGTCGGTCTCCGCCGAGAACGTCACGTTCAGAATCCCGCCAGCGAGGCGCACGACCTCAAGCGTGTCGACCCCGGTCACTCCGGGCACCGCCGTGATCTCAGCGAGCAGCTCAGCACGGATGTCCTCGTCTGTGGCACCGCCCGCGAAGATGACGCCGAGGTAGTCCACGCCCATGGACAAATCCAGCGGCCAGCGTCCGGCGTGAGTGCGCAGCCGATACACGACGCGCTGGCGAATGAGGTCGACGCCGCCTGTGAGCACGAACTCTCCGTCAGTCCCAATGACAAGGTCGTTTGTGATCGGGTCGAGTTTCAGGTCGATCACGATATCCCCCCACCAGACGCAATCAGCAGGCCGTGGGTGTTGCCCTGCGGGACATCAGCACCAGTGATCTGACCGGCCAGGAACGACACCTGCGCCTCCTCGGTGATGCACTCGACCACCGCAGTGGCAATTGCCCGGAGAAGGCCTTCTTTGATCGCTGTGCGGGCCGCACCGCTGTAGGCATCGCCAAGGAGCGATGCCATTTGGGTGTCCAGTCTGGTCTCGAGATTTGCAGCGGTGAACATGCTACTCCCCCATCAGCCGCGTAGAGCTTACGGTGATTGGTGACGGTGTGAGCCCTGGCAGACCCATGGCCTTCAGCTGGACGTCGACCTGCGTGAGGTATCCCTCGACCAGCGGAGCCAGCGCCAAGGGGCTTGCAGCCGTCGCAGACCCCAGTTGAATCGTGGTCGCCTTCACTCGGATCTCGGTGACCCCAGATTCGAGGCCTAGAACGAGGTCTGTCCCCGCTGTCACCCCGCTCGCGCGAGGTCGGGTCTTGGGGCGGATTCCTGGGATAGCCACTGCATCGGTGAGCTTCTGACGTCTGTCGCTCACCGGGGGGATGTCGACGGCGAGCACGGGGGAGTTCATCCAATCGTCGATTGAGTGGCTGGCTATCAGCAGGTCTACCTCGTCGCCCGCCATCGGGGTCCACACGATGGCGAACCCTCCGCCGCCAGGGAACAGCACAGGAACGTCGGCAATCACAGGTACCGAGACGATGCGTCCGTCGGAGAGCACCTGCCCAGCGATCGGCTTCACCGAGCAGGTCTGCGTGACTGGGTCGTAGCTCTGCACCACCGCCAGAACGGACACGGTCAAGCCCCTCGAGAACTCCTCGATTGCCTGCCTGATAACGTCCTGTTCTCTCGGTGTCGCCAAAGTGCCTCCAGTCCAACCCTAAATCACCGCCCGTTTGGACTCCACGCTTGAGGTCCAGGCCGCTCCGTGGGTGTCCCCGTGGTGCTTCACCCGCAGCACCTTGAAGAACCCTGTGATGTCGCGGCTTACAATCGAAACGAACCCACCGGGCTTGATGCTGGCATTCAGCAGGGAATCGAAGTCGCAGCCCTCTTTGGTCGGCTTCGGCGACCCAATCAGCCCGGTCTCACTGGAGATGAGCGGCGCAACGTCTTTTCGGCCGCCGATGTTCTGGATCAGAATCTGGATGTTGCCGTCCTGGATGCTCCATGAGCAGTGGACATCACGACAGATCTGCTCAAGCGCATCCCTAGATGGCCCGCTGAAGGTCTGGCTAGACTGGTAGACGTAAGGCGGCAGTGGGTCACCAGGAGCGAGCCCGAGACCGCCAAATGAGGCCAGAAGCGCAGCGAATATGGTCGTGTTCGGGGTGAGCGCTGCGAAGTTATGGTCAAACCGACTCTCAGTGTACTGGAGCTCGCCGTCGCCGGCCTCGATCGTCACCACGCGTTCGGTGCCGTTGCGCTCGATTGTGACCCCGCCCTTCGCCGGAATGGTGCCGTCGAACAACAGGCTCGGAACACCCTGGTAGCCGGCCCGTAGCATGACCACTGCGCCCGTTGACTGGATGAGGCCAACCGACACGGGGTCGAGGTTGTAGAGGCTGATTGACGCCGTGTTCGGGTCCTTCTTGAGGCTCTTCTCCACCTCGAACTCGATCCGGATGTCACTCCATGAGCGACCTACGCCGTCGGGCAATCCAATGCGCACGTCCGCAATGCGGTCGAAAAACATGGATGGCACCGCGGAGGTCATTCGGTTCTCCCGATCTCGACCACTTGGAACGCGGGCCGGACATCCTTTGGTGCGATCTCGTCGGCCGGGATGAACACCACGAACACACGACTCCCAAGGTCGCTCTGCTTTTCGATGTCCCGCCCTGTTCCGCTCACATCGACGACGTAGAACATGCCGTCGGGCAGTCGCTCGTCCTTGGCCCGCTTCGTGAGATTCCACGTGGTGACAATGCGAGCACCGCTCACCAGTGGAGTCCGGTCAGGCATCGAGATCGAGAAATACCACGACGCGGCCCGCTCAACCCAGCGAAACTCGAGCCAGTACTCTGAACCACCGATGGTGTCGGAGTACGCGAACCGGCTTGAGGTTGGGAAGAGCGGGAGTTGTTTCATGATGCTTCTAAAACCTCGATGCCATCTGCGTTCGAAACCTCGAGGTTATGGGGCCACAAGATCCGTCACAGACACTCCACTTGAACTCAGACCGTCGAGCAGCTTGATCGCCAGGCTCGATCTCGTAGCACTCGCCACCTCACCCGTTGGCGGCCCTCCAGACTGCGCGCCGGCATCCGT